ATGAAACTCAACAAATCTACTGTTGATGCTATTCCATTAACTGAAAAAGGTCAAAAAATATATAGAGATGCAGAACTAATCGGTTTTGCAGTTCGGGTAACTAATAAAAGTAAAACCTATATTGTTGAAAGGAGGCATGAAGGTGAACTCTATCGAGTGACAATTGGCAAAACTACCGATATTCCTGCAACAAATGCTCGAGCAAAAGCTCAGATGATTCTGGCGAAAATTTCAAACAATGAATATGAAAAGCCTATCAAATTAAAGAATGTTGCTAATCCTTTAGATATTACAGTGAATGAAGCCCTTCAAATTTATATTGATAGAAATGACTTTAGACCAAAAACAATTAGGCAGTACCGTAAGTACTTTGATTTATATTTGGGGTGGGGCAATAAAAAGCTTTTCCAGATATCTAAGCAAGAAGTATTGGATCGATTTATTGAGGTATCAGAAGTAAGTGAGTCGTCAGCAAATGGTGCTGTATCTCTTTTAGGTACCTTATGGAAGTATATTCATGTTCTTTATTCAACAGATGAGAACCCGATCCTTAAAAGTAATCCAGTTGACATTATTTCCGCAACAAGAGGTTGGAATAAAATAGCAAGTAGGGATAGACATCTCCATAAAGACATCATTCACAAATATTACAATGCGGTGCTTCATTATGAAGATGAGTTAAATCTGGAAAATACTGCTAGGTCAAACACGCATCGGGATATCGTATTGATGTGCATGTATACGGGATGCCGTAAACAGGAGGCATGTTGTCTAAAGTGGGCTGATGTAGATATTAAAAATGGTACCTTAACTTTTAGAGATACCAAAAATGGTTCAGATCATACTTTTCCTATTGGTGATCATCTACACAGTATTTTGCGTGAACGTTGGTTATTAAGAGAAAACGATTGGGTTTTCCCAGCTACTAAGATGCCTACTTCGTGGAATATGCATGCGACTAAGGTAGATACATTATTGAATAGAGTGGGTAAAGAAGTTGACTATTACGTTTCAATGCATGATTTCCGCCGTACATTTGCCACTATATGCAACCTTTTAAGATTTAATATTTATGTGACAAAAAGACTTCTTAATCACACGGCTAAACCAAGAATTGATGTGACAGGTGGATATGTTCAAATTCCAGATGAGGAATTAAGAGCTTCAATGAACATGATTGAAGCGGTGTATCAAGGCAAGATTGATTGCTTTAATTACCAATCTGTTTGGGCAGAAAGATTAAAAGAAATAAAGGCGGTTTAACCGCCTTAAACTGTTGCAAGCTGTGCTGTATTAAGCACAGTCTTGCTTTGCTCATATTTCAAAACGTCTTTCTTTTTATATGAAACACGTCTCCCAATTTTCGAGAAAGGCAGTGATGATTGATCACAACGCATTCTAGCTAATGTCCAAGGCGAGCAATCTAAATAAAGTGCTACAACCTCTTGAGGAAACTTCTGTTCTTCATTAGCCATTATGAAGCGATCCAAATATTCTTGTTGCTCTGCATCAGATAGATTTCTCAGATCTTTTAACATTTACTCCTCCTTACTTTCCGCTTTAACTTCTAATTGAGTACCCTCATAGGTGCCGTCACCCCCACAATTCAGACAATGTGTATACATGCCTAAACCATCCCCATCAGGACAGAAGTTTTCAGGTAATGACTCGTTTAGAAATACGGTGCCCCCAATTGGCTTTGTGTGAATATGAGGGGCAAGACCGTAATAGGGGTAAATGCATTCACCATTTCCATCATCACAAAAATCACATGTTTTAACTTTTACTTCACTCATCCATTAGCTCCTCAACTCATTACGTTCTTTCTTCAATTGACGCAAAAGGTTGTGAAGAGTAACGGTTACAGCTTTATCTAAACTTTTAGTTGAATGGAATTCGGCTAGCTGAGAAAGCGCTAAACCAAAAATGTGATATGCAAAAACTTTTGCAGCTTCCGGATTGTTTTTGATAAGCTCCTCAGTACTTGGACAAATGATTTCTTCAAAAATATGAAGAGCCACCTGATCCGGAGTACCTTCAATACGGCTAGGGTTCAAATTAACTTCACCAATAACCTTACTCATTAGCAGCTCCAGATACGTTTGGCACACTATGAAAATGCATCCAGTGTGAAGGCGGATCATTATGATAATTTGCCCATACACTATTTAAATCTTCATCAATAGTCATATAGTCTTGTTCGGGGGTAACATCAGGTGCATCAGCCCAACAAATAAGTACCATTATGTCAGTAGGTGGCCATTCATCATCCACGCTGATCCAAGTTGGCAACACCTGAGCACTGGCGTCATTCCATGCGGCATCCCAAATCAACCAAGCTTCATGACGAGGACTAGTTGGTAAATATCTGTGTCCTGTTAGTGCCTCTTGTCTATCTAGTTGACGTTTTAAACTTTCATAACTGCAATTACATTCTTTGGCATGAAATCTTTCAAAAGCTTCTCTTTTTTTATTTAGATCAATCATTACCTAAGCCCTCAAATATTCTTCTTTAGTCCACTCAACAAACTCTTTATAAAGCTGCTGGGCAGGTTTATTTAACCGGTTGTGATAGTCGATCGTTATGCGCCGCCAAGCTACAGGTACCGCATAATGCTTGGTTAGAAACATTGCTTGATCCATGCCTTGCCGGACTATTACGTAGCCCAGCAATTGCAAGTAGTACATAAAACCAAGCATGTGTTTTTGGCTCACTTTCTTGTACTGATCTTTCATGTTAGAAACCGTCCACTAATAAATAATCAGGGGTAGATTCTTGTTGAGTAGGTGTAGGATTCTCTAATTCATAGCGGCGTTTTCTCACATACCCCATTAGCTTCGGTTGAATCTGCGGATCTCGTGCAGCCACGTCTATTTCCAAAGCATCTAGCGTTGTAAGGTCTGGTGCAGTTTGGATTTGAACCATTAAAGAGGGTGGCTCATTAGCAGATGCCTTTTCTTTTTCTAGCTCTTCAAGACGTTTGTGAGTGGCGAGAAGGATAGGCTTCATTTGTTCGTCATCCCATGTGCGGGTATAACGATAAACCGCATTTACTTCTGCAGGTGTTTTTGACTCTTTTACACGCTGTAGAAGAGTATCTAGGGTTTGCTGATATTCTGGATCTACTTTAGGCTCGTTAGTTTCTGGAACTAATAGATCCTCGGATGATGAAACATAAGACTCCTCAGTAACAACAATTGCACTATCGAGATCCTCTTTTAAATCTTTAGTAGGCTCTTCAATTACTGTTTTTTCAGTATTAACCTGAGGTGATTTCTCAACTTCATTTTCTAAAGGCTTTTCTTCTTCAACTTCATCAGTTGGCTTGTTCAGAAGTTTGAGCATATCTTCAGCAAACTCACCTCCACTTACTTTGATAATGGCGCAGCAATGAGCAAAAGCATTATCAAAACTTGAGTGGACTTGGCCATGCTGAAGCATGCGTAATTGTCCTTTTGAACCATTCCACTTAAACTGCTGCACACCTAATTCAACAGTTGGACTTGGGTAAGAGCAAGTAGAACCTTTAGCTGGCGCTTCTTTTAATGGTTCAGGTACCTCAAATTCGCCAATAAAAATAGTTCTAGGCTTTAATTGAAATTCGAATTTATCAAAAACATCAAAGCCAAAGTCATAAGGGTTAAATGGTTCCCAGCCATTACGCTCAGTATTATTTACTAAAAGTAATTCACCGTTGGCCCAAGCAAGTTTGGCTTCAACTTTATTTAGAATTTTCATGCTGTCATCCCCGTTTTCGCTAATGTTTCAATGTCTTGTTTAACTGCTGGTAGTTTTGCTGCTTCAATTTGGATAAGGGCATCTATGCCGAAGTGTTCACAAACTGTTTTCACGTCTAGGCCGCGTTCAGCTATGAAGTTTTGAAGTTCATCTCTTTGTTGATCTGAGATACCGTTAAATTCTGGTGGACTAATCCAAGTGCCACGTTGCTTATCAAACGTGCAATTCAATGCTTTAGCTCTCATTAACATTGCTTGTCGCATGTTCTGGTAATACATGTGTTCTTTATCAAGCGACTCAGTTAATTGATTAAGGTCACCTGCATGCTCAGCTTCTTCACAGCTTTGTTTCCAGTTTTCTAGCTCTTCTTGGGCTTTAGCTGCTGCAAGTTGTGCAGGCGTTAAGGTGTTAATGTGATCTTTAGCTTGAGTAATCAGGTCAGCCAAGAAAGTAGGGTGTGCTTTAAGATCAGGTACCCACACTTCACCGGTTTCACCGCCTAAAGCACCTGAGTTTTTCGCATGATGTGTAGGCGAAGGTTTGAAATTAATAACGCGGGCATTTTTACCTTCACCAGTAGTAACAGTTGTTAGATAACCCATGACATCTGCGATACGGTAAAGCTCGTTACGGTTTTTACCACCTAGATCTGGTCGGTAAATAATTTGATCACCGTTTTGATCTTCTGATGCGTGTGCAATGAAAACAACATCTTTACCTAAACTGATCAAAGTATTGATGTATTGCTTGAACGTTTGGTTCGCTAAACCTTGAGCCTTTAACTTTAAAGAACCATCTTTTTGACGGTTATTTGCCGTAAGTAACAGGTGGGTTTTAATGCATTCAAGCATTGCACCCACGGTATCAATGACTACGGTTTTATATGGTGCTAAGTCCTGCGGAGTAAGGTTTGCAACATCACTCCATTGTTGAACCTGTACAACCGCACCTCGACGTAATTCACCAGTACGGTGAGCACCACGGTCAAAGTCAAAAGAAATTGCTTTTTCCGCAGTAAAGCCCATCGATGATTTACCTAAACCCGGATCAGCGTATAGGTACACAATAATTGCTTGAACCAATAAAGTTTGGTCAGCAGTAATAATCGGTAGAGCCATTATTCTTATCCTTATCTTGAGCCTGTAAAACCGCGTTTTTGCTTATATGCTTTGCGGTCATAAGTAGGGATGTTTGTTTCACGCAGTTTTATTGCGAGCTGCTTTCTGCGTTGGAAATCAATTTCTTGTGTGAGTTCATTCCAAACTTTTGGATAGTCAGTTTGGAACCTGAACACATTTAAAGGCGTCTTAACTCCGTCTTTAACTTTGTAAAGAACTGAGCCATTAGCATTAGATGCGTACACTTGCCAGCCAATGCGAACAGAGTAGAGGCCCTTATCATCACGGCCTAAAAATGACATGTAGCCATCAGGGTGCTTTTTGAAATTAGTCATCTTTAAGCCTCCACCAACTTGTTACGTTCGATGAAGCCTTTTAGAAGACCATTGATGTTTCGGATGTCTTCAAATTCGGTGAAATCGTTATATGACTTACCATTAATGTCAGTGATTTCATTTACAGTGAGTTGGGTAATATCAACAGCGGTGAATTCAGAACCTGGAACGCCGTAGCTGTCTGGATAGGCTTCAAAATCAAAGCTAACGTTTAAACGGAAGCTATCTAATTTGATGACGGCAACGCCAGAATCTTTACCTGTGATTTTCGCGGTTAACACACCGTAAGTACTTGGTTGAATTTTAGGTGTAAAAAGAGTAGGTACTTCTTTTGTTTGGAAAGCTGGCTGCAATTGGCAAGCAACTAAAGAACCACCAGAAATTGCAAGAGCAGCCATGCTGACAAATGCAAATGAGTTGAAAGGAGGAGCTTTTACGTTCATAATTGATCTCGCAGTTTTGCAAAAGCACATCGGACCTGGGGAGGGGCGGTGTGCTTTTTTGTTGTCTGTGAGATAAATATCGCATTTCCGATATTATTAGTCAATAGGTAATCCGATATTTTTATAGAAAATCCGATTTTTTATGCTTTAATAGACAAAAGAAAACCCACACGGGGTGGGTTGGGTGAGAAGGGTAGTGTTTGATTTTTATTTATTGCTCATTACTTTGCTTCTGGCCTCTCTCGCCTCTTTACGAGCCTTAAGGGTTTTCTCAAGCATAGATATTTCTTTTAAATCACTCCATGCCAAAAAGAAACTTAATATTGAGGTTAAGCCTACAGATAAGACTAATGCTAAAAGATGCTGATTTGATAGTAAATTCAATTCATTGAAAACATACATTCCAAAAACAATCACTATAAATAAAATGGCAACATATAGTGATGATTTGCTCCTTATATCCACAGTAGACGTGAGGCGATCCCGCTCTGATTGATTTAAACCATCAAGCTTCAATGCATCGAGCATACCTTTGTAGGCTAGATAAATTTGACTTAACGGTAATAACAAAACAAAGGAAAATTGAACCAAGTTGATATTTACATCAAGGGCAAGAAATTTAAAAGTAACTGAAAAAATGACAAATAGAGCTACTAACACTAATGCAATAAATTTAGCGTTGTTGTAAAACGGCAAGTAGCGTTTAGCCATGATTAATCACCAAAATTAATATTGGTAGTCATCCAATTGTACAATTGAACTTTAAGGCCGTCGTTATAAACTTTATTATTGATTGTTTCAACAGATATTTTTCCACTCATCTTTAAGTTATCCGCTGTGACCTTAGTACCATCTTCAAGAGTTATAACATAATCATCATTATGTCTCATAGATGATGCAACAGTATCAATTACTTTTTGCCCGCTTTTGGATGTTTTTCGATTATAGGTGAGTGTTAATTTAAGCTTTAAATTAGCGTCATCAAGGCCATCTTCAAGTTTTAAATCATCCAAATCGACACCAAATGCAGTTTTTAAAACATCAACCACATTTTCTTCGATTTTGTAATCAATCTTAGCTGGTACGTTCGACTCTATTTTGTGAATCGGTTGCAATTCTGTTGATCCAATTCCAGATGAGATTGAGATGGTCTTGGCTGGCGTTGATTCCAATTTTTCTTTAATTGCCGGGTTCGGAGCATCTTTTAAGATTAAGGCACTATTCGCTGGTAAGGCTTTAGCTGCTTCACCCAAAAGCCAACCTAAATAAGACTCAAGAGTTCTTGCTGTTAATGATCTGGATTGAATAATTGCAACATGATTATCAATCACTCCAAAATATAAAACACTATCAATAAATTCTTTGCGCACTACTTCAACAGATTCATCCTCATCATCAGGTAAATCTTCCGTTAAGTAAGTTTTGATTGGGAATTCGGTAGCACTATCATTGTCTATTTTTAAAACAGCTTGAGCTTTACCAGACTCCACTATGATTAGCTCTCCAAAGAACATACTTTGATGTGAACTTGCGTGATTTATAAGGATAAAATCATCTTTAGTAGCCGATACAAATTGCTGCCTATTAATAGCTTTATGATAAAAAGAGTCTTTATCTAATAGTTGGGCTTTAAGTAAGTTTCCAAGGTTCGCGCCTTTTAGAAAGTCTACTTTTTTGTAGTGTACGGTTTTGTCTTTTACAACTGTCTTACTCATTATTTTCCCCACCCGATCTGTTGTAAAGACTGTGTCGGGTTCACAGTTTATTAATCTTTTGTGTTATTAATTTTCTGTCCTAGCTTTCCTTCTTTTACCAACTGCACGACCTGCTCATTAGTAAGCACAGGAATAAAGACTTTGTCGCCAATATCTTTAGAAAGAATCTTTACCTCTTCAGCAGTCAGCACCAAAGCTTCACCATGTTTAGCTGCATCATTGATACGAGCAATAATCTGGTTGATTGGTAGTTTTGAATTGTCCATATATCACCTAAAACCTTAATTTAACTTTTTCTAACACGCTTTGGACGTGATCCGCCTAATGGTCTAAATGCATCAATAACTAAGCCTACGAGCTCCATACCATCTTCAAATTCAATAATATTGGGATGGAAGTTGGGGTTTAATGCTTGCAAGTATTTGCGCTGGTCGCTTTCAATTACAAGCTTCTTAAAGGTTGCGTCTGAATTATTTCTAACAACGATGAGGTCATCAGCGATTAGATCGCAAACTTGATAGTTTGGATTAACTAAAATGTAGTCTCCCTCTTCATATCTAGGGGAATTACTTACTCCAACTACTCTCAAATAAAAACAACCATCTGGATCATCTGCACTAAGTGGTGGCAACCATTCATTTATTTTATTAGGATCGATAGCTTCTACTGATGTCATTGTCCCTGCCTGCACCCAAGAAAGAACGGGAATTAGTTTTTTAGTTATAGGCTCAACATTATTGTCAAACTTACTGACAATTCCTTTTTTTAGCTCTTCTGCGGTAACACCAAGTGCGGTAGCCAGCTCAAGTATAGAGCCTGTCGATTTGGCATTCCCTGTTTCGAGATCAGAAATTACAGATTGTTTGACACCTGACTTCATAGCCAGTTCTTTTTGAGTCATTTTCTTAGCTTTGCGAATTGCTTTTAAGTTTTCGCCCAAAGTAGCCATAAATTTGTCCATCGTTACTTCTATCGGAATTCTGATACATATTTCAATCGGTTTGGCTATTGAATAAATATCGGAAAACCTATATATTTAATAAAAATTATCGGAGACCGCCCATGAATCAATGGCAGAAGATGATCTCTGAGTTAAGGGAAAAGGGTCTTACTCAGACATTTATAGCCGCAGAAATCGGGTGCTCACAGAATTACGTTAGTGATTTAGAGCGCGGGTTATGTGGGAAACGCCTTTCATATGATCTAGGAAGAAAACTAGAAAATTTATGGAAGGAATATTGTTCAAAACAATTAACCGCTTAGGAACTAAACCATGAGCAAAGTATCAACCGAATTGAGTGCAAGTGCGAGAAATAGCATTACAAGGGTTTTACGCATTCTTGCAAACAGTAATAACTCCCAGATTGCTGAAAAGTTGGGGCTAGATCCAACTACATTTTCAAGATTTAAAAATGACAAGAAAAACAATGGCTTGTCAGATATTGAGAATGTTTGCGCAATGTTGGATTTGCTTGAATTAAAAATCGTACCGAAGAAATACAAGTTAATTCACAAGGAAAAGTTGGCAGCGCTTTTGAATCTATCAAAGGCTTATATGGGACGCCTAGGTTCAGTCGATGATCTTTTTCAAGATGACATTGAAGACTTTGGAATTAATGAAGAACTCGGATATTAAAAAACCGCTTCCTGCGCGAACAGGTTAGCGGTCACGTTCAATCGGAGAAGGACCAAATGAACTATTCAATATTAGCAGACATTGAACTAAATCGGAAGATTAGTTTGTTTCAAAAAGCGGTTGAGGCTTATGTGCTTAATCGAACTCTCGAAAACTCTATGGCATTGGCTAAAGCAAAAGCTGATTTAGCTGCATTTGTATTGAGAGGTGTTTGATGGGTGCATCAATTCCAATTATTAAGTTGATTGAAGCTATGAACGAACAGCCAATAGCATTCAACAAGCACTATGTATTTTTAGGATGTGGGATCAATGGGGCATTAATGCTCTCTCAATTGGTCTACTGGACTTCTCGCACTAAAGACAGTGAAGGTTGGATCTTTAAAACACATCATGAGTGGACTCAAGAAACTGGTCTTACTCGTCGTGAGCAAGATACGGCCAGAGCAACACTTAAATCACTTAAATTCATCTCTGAGAAAAAGATGGGTGTGCCTTGTCGTGTTTACTACCGTGTAGAGCGTGAAAACCTATATCAAGCTTTGATCGAATACTCTGAAAGCATTGATATTAATAGTATGCACAATTCCGCCATACTGAATGCACAGAACAGCCATACTGAATGCACAAATCCGCCAGACTGTATGCACAATTCCGCCATACTGAATGCACAAATCCGCCCATCTAATACAGAGAATACATACAGAGAATACACAGAGAATACTACAGATATTATTTGTGCTGATTCAGCACCAAAAACACAAAAATTCAAAGCGAAAGATTTCTTGTTGAAAAACGGAGTATCTGAGCAAACAGCAACAGAATATCTTGATCTTCGCAACAAGAAGAAAAAACCAGTAACTCAACGTGCTTTACAACTTGTTTTCAAACAAGCTCAGGAAGCAAAGCTAAGCAATGAGCGTGTATTCCAAATTATCGTTGTTCGTGGTTGGGAATCTTTCAAAGCTGCTTGGAACTGGCAAGAGACAAATGCAGAGCTTGAGCAATTAGAAAATCCAGTTGCTGAGCAGCAACAAACTATCCCTGAACAACCAGCAACACAATTCAAAGGTGTTGCTAAGAAATTTAAGGGGATGGACCAATGATTGAATTATTTTCTATCCCTGTTGAGCAAAGCATCTTGTCTACGTTCATGACAATCGATCAGGCAGCAGATGAGTTTATCTCTCAGATCGATGCACAAGATTTCTATGCATCACAACACCAGATCATCTTTGCCCACATCAAGAGCCAATTGAATAAGGGTGAAGCGTTTGATGAGGTGACTGTATTCGAGTTGATTAAAGCTAATCCGCTTGAAGCAAACCAAATCGATGAGCAGTTTCTTGTGAACCTCATGAACCGCGCAAGCAATGTGAGCTTGTTAGTAACACACATCAAAAAGCTAAAAGATTTCTCTACTCGCAGAAAGCTTCAAGAGACTAGCAAGTTGATTAGTTCGATCGCTAACGACATGGCAACTCACACTGCTGAATCTGCTGTGAACAAAGCACAATCGTTAGTTCAAAACTTAGATTTTGGTGCTGGTGAGGAAAAGCTTAAACATGCTCATGAGTTTTCAAAAGAAGCTGTAAAAGAGTTCCTTGATCGCCACATGGCAATTCATAACCAAATGCCTTATGAGGGCGGTATCAAGACTGGCTTTACTGCTCTGGACAACAAACTAGGTGAAATCAGCAAAGGCGATCTAGTCATCATTGGTGCGCGTCCTTCAATGGGTAAAACAACGTTTGCTCAAAACATTGCAGCAGACATGATGATTAACCAGTCTTTACCAGTTCTGTTTATCTCAATCGAAATGAAGGGCAGACAGATTGCACAGCGTTTAATTAGTGGCATTGGTGGGGTAGAGCTACGCAAAGTATTAACAGGACATATTGATCCAAATAGCGACGATACACAGAAGGTGAATAACGCTGCTCTGGTACTTGAGAAAGCACCTTTGATGATCGACGACAACAACCGCGCAACTGTGGCAACTATCCGCAGATCAGCTAAGAAGGTTCAAGCCAAATACGGAAAGATTGGCGCAATCTTTGTTGATTACATCCAGAAAGTAACACCACTCACTAAAAACAACTTTGGTCGTTCTGACAAAGATATCGGTGAAATATCTAATGAGCTTAAGCGTATGGCAGGTGACTTTGATTGTCCTGTGATCGCACTAGCACAGCTTAACCGTAACTTAGAGAACCGCCCAAACAAACGCCCTGTAAATGCAGATCTAAAAGAATCAGGCGACTTAGAGCAAGACGCAGACATCATCATGTTTATTTACCGCGATGAAGTCTACAACAAGGATTCTAAAGAAGCAGGTACAGCAGAAATCATCATAGGTAAGGCTCGTAACGGCTCAATTGGCACAGTTCGATTAGCTACAGACTTGTCACGCGCAACTTTCGCTGACTTAAGCCCTGAGTATTACCAGTCTATGGAAGAGAGAGGTGCAGCGTGAAAGCAATAAAACGAGTTAAAGCATTCCAAAACATTTTTGACATTTTGTTATTCGCTACACATGCAACACAACCTTTCACGATGAAGGATTTGCATGACCATGTGTTAGATGCACCTAACAACACTATCCAATGCTATGTGCAGGAATTAATTAAAAGCGGCTACTTGGAAAAGGACTCATACGCAACTTACAAAGCAACTCAGTTTGCAAAGGACTTGCTGAATGTTAAAGGGGAGCTGAAAGCATGATCGAATTTGCAGATTACACCTCAATGATGAAGCTGCGCAGAGCGTACAACCTCGGTACTCGTAATGAAGAAACAAGAGCAGCAGCGAACCTATACGAGAAATTAAGAAAGCTGAAAATGCTAGACCAGCTTAAGCAGGAAGCCATTACTAAACGTTACAAGGAGGCGGTATGAAAAGATTAAACGTACTGGTTGCTTGTGAATATTCTGGACGTGTTCGTGATGCTTTTTCAGCTTTAGGTCACAACGCTATGTCTAGTGACTTACTCCCAACAGAAGCACCAGGTAATCACTATCAAGGTGATGTTCGTGATGTGTTGTATGGAGGCTGGGATCTCATTGTTGCTCATCCTCCTTGCACCTTTCTATCTGTAGCTGGCAATCGTTGGTTTAACGTTGATAGGTATGGGGAGAAAGCAATTACCCGGATGAAAAATCGCGAGCAAGCAATTGCATTTTTCAATTTGTTTACTGATCTGGAGTGCGAAAAGGTAGCAATTGAGAATCCAATTGGATGCATGAGCAAAATCTATCAAAAGCCTTCACAAGTAATTCATCCCTACATGTTTGGTGATCCTGAGCGTAAAGCTACATGCTTATGGTTAAAGGGATTACCAGCTTTACAAGCAACCAATGTGGTTGAGCCAAATATTGTGAAGTACAAAAACGGCAAAGGGACGGATAGTCCTTGGCATTTAGACACGTTAAAGCTGCCAGCAGAAGAACGCAGAAAAGCGAGAAGCTTAACTTTTCAAGGCATTGCAGATGCTATGGCAATGCAATGGGGTGGAGACGTGCGTCATTTAGGTTTGAGGGAAGCGGTATGAAACCAGAACAGTTTATTCGTGAGTTCGGGCCTAACACTTTCAGAATATCAATGTCATTTGTCAACACTGCTAAGTATTTGGTGGTTCATGAAGGTGAAATTGATTTTACAGATGAAATCAAGCCTCACCATGGCGATCGTGTATTTGAGCGTGATGTGGTTAAGCGTCTGGTGGAGTCGGTTGAGCTAATCAACTTGTTTGGCAGCATCAAGATAGCAAAAGACAAAGTGAAGATGGCTGATTTTAATGGATTCTTACTTGTCTCAGTTCCAATCGAAAACGGCTTGGCAGATGTCTATATCCATAAAGTAGAACAAGCCATCCGCGACCACGAATCAATATACGGAGGCGGTGAATCTCATGCCAACTAG